TTTGAAGCCTCTACGTATTACCATGAATTACATGTTAATTACGATTTCACTGGAGCTACCTCAGACGGATCTCCATATAGACCATTTAAAACCACTCAAGCAGCAGTAAACGCTGCTCAATTGCAAACTATTGGTGGTAATACTGCAATTTTAATTCATTTGAAAAATGATATTAACATTGTGGAAAATATCACGGTAAGTAATGCTGTATCTAATTTATATATTATGCCAGCGGTTAGAAATAATACATCATCTGCACCTTTTAAAATTATCGGTAGTTTGACAATTAGTGGATCTCAAACAACTAGAGTTCGTGTTCAAGATATTGAGTTTAATCCAACTTCTGGTTATGCTTTAATTATCAATGATACTCAGGGAAGACATTTATTTGAGAATTGTGGTTTTGTGAATGGGTCAATTGCTGGAGCAGTTGGAACAGGGGTGAATTTAACCAGTACTTATAGAAATTTTATCGAATTTGTAGATTGTACAATCGAAGGTACTTTAAATATCGCAGGAACTCCAGTAGCTGGATCGTCTGTGTTAATGTATCGTTGTAAGCTTAGTTACGCGAATGTTATTGTAAATAGTGCAAATATTGCTGTGGGAATATATGATACGTATGGTATCTACGGTCTTACTCATACCGCCGGTGCTTTGGCAATTACTGGGTTGTGGGGAATTACTCAGACTGGATTTTTTAATTCAACTGCTACTTTAACTGCTACCAATGTATTAAGTCTTTCAAATGTTTCACTACAAAAACCAGATTTAAGTTTTGTTGCTTTAAATAAAACAGGAACGTGTTTTTATCAATTAATGAACGTACATCGTGGAGAAACTGCTGACGTTTTAAATGGAACAAGAGTTGTATACGGTCCGACTGCTACTGATGCCGGATATAAAATGGGCACATCAGGAAACTGGCCCGCTGCAGTATCAAATGTCGCTGGAGCTTTAGATAGTTTAGCTGCTAATAAAATTGCTATAACTCAAAAAGCTGCAATAAATGGAGTTGCTTCTCTTGATGGAACAGGTAAAGTTCCTCTTTCTCAGCTTCCTGCATCGGCAGATGATGTATTAGAGTTTGCTAATTTAGCAGCATTCCCTGTAACTGGAGCGGCTGGGATTATATACGTAGCATTAGACACTAATAAAATATACAGATGGAATACAACAGTTTATACTGAGTTATCTACAGCTCCAGTTACTTCTGTTAATGGAAAAACTAATGCAGTTACTCTAAATGCGATAGATGTACCATTTTCTCCTACATTAACTATTTTATCAACCGATGTACAGTCGGCTATTGTTGAAATTCAAGCTGCGGCTACAGGAACAGCTATTTATCAAGATACAAAAGAACCTACTGGATTTTTAAATAGAACAGATTCAACAACAAGTTTCGTTGATGGATCTAGACTTTTTACAATAGCTCCGGTTAGTGCTTCTTTTAGCTTTTATATTAAAGGTACCAAGTTTACAAAAACAACTTCTCAACAAATTACGATTCCTAACTTTGCTGGAAATCATTATATTTACTTTAATACTTCTGGAGTTTTAGAATCTACCCAAATATTTAGTAGTGATATTATTGAGCAGAATGCTTTTGTTTCAGTTATTTATTGGAATACAGATTTAAATACCCACACGTATTTTGCAGAAGAGAGACATGGTATAACGATGGATGGGGCAACTCACATATACCTACATACTACTTTTGGAGCAAGGTACTTATCAGGATTAGCCTTACAAGGGTTTACGCCTGATGGTAATGGTAGTCTTGACGCACATGCTCAGTTTACCGCTGATGAAGGCTCTATTAGAGATGAAGATATACTTTTATCAAGTGCAGCTCAGGCTCAGATTCCTATTCTTTTCAGACAAGGTCAGTTATGGAGAAAAAAAGCAGCGGATGCATTTCCTTTAATCTATAGCGGTACAGCTGGATATACAGGAGTCAATGGAAGAATACCATTCAATGAATTTGCTGGCGGATCTTGGCAGTTAACACAAGTAAGTAGTGCAAATTATGTATTAGTACATTTTTTTGCAACAAACGATAAACAAAATCCTATTGTTGGTATTCAAGGTATTGCTCAATATAATAATGCTCCACAAGCAAAAGCTGCGGCAAGTACTGAAATTACTAGTCTATCTGGACTTCCTTTTGCAGAATTTGTAGCAATTGGTACAGTTTTATTCCAATCTAACACTTATACTAATACTCCAGATGCTAGGGTTGTAAGTGTAAATGGAGCTACTTACATTGATTTTAGAGGTACTCAGCTTTACACTCCTGCGGGAGAAGCTACTGAGCATAGCTTATTATCGGGTTTAGCAGATGATGATCATATTCAGTATCATACTGATGCTAGAGGAGATATTCGTTATTATACAAAGTCTCAGGTTGATGCGTTAATTGATGGCATTTCATCAGCAGGCGATATTGATGAAACTTCATTTAACATATCGAATTCACAAGCCCTTCCTGATAATGTGCATAACTTTTTGTTTCCAAATGCGGTGGTCAGAGGATTTACAGCATTGGTAACAGTAGAGATAGATGCAACTACTGATCTATTTGAGGAATTCACATTAAATGGTATACAAAGAGGAGCATCTTGGGGTATGTCCATAGAATCACAAGGAGATGATTCTGGGGTTGTATTTTCAATAACTTCTTCAGGACAGATACAATATACTTCAGATAATTATACCGGTTTTGTTTCTGGAATCATTAAATTTAGAGCAATTACTACGTCAATTTAACAACTTGTAATACAGGAGAGTTTCTATGTTTGGAAAAGATAAAATGAAAAAAATGACCGATTCTGAGAAAAAAGCCAAAATGACTGCGCTTAAAGAAGCTCATGGAATGGCTTCAGATATGCTCAAGGGTAACCTTGCTGGCGTTAAAAAAGTAACAGTTGCGGCTAAGTCTAAACCTGATCTTGAAAAAGGATTAGAGATGGCTAAAAGTCTTGTCGGTCGCTCTGAAGATGATAGCGAAGACGAGTATGATACTGAAGAGTCAGGCGAAGCTTCAGACGAGGAATCAGAAGAAGATAAAGATTCAGATGAGTACGATTCAGAAAGCTGTGACACTCCCGAAGAAATTGATGCAATGATTGCTAAATTAGAAGAGAAGAAAAGATCACTTAAAGCTTAATCGGAGGTAGTTATGGCTAAAAAGCCTTATTATACTTCAAATACATTAATTGAAGCTGTCAAGAGAAAAATGGCTATGCCCATTTCTCAAGTTACATTTTTAAATGAAGACATTCTAGCGTTTGCCGATGAGGAAATGTTTCTTGCTCAAGTTCCTAGTATCCTTCAATATCATGAAGAATACTTGGTTTATGAACAACTAGTTCCCATGGTTCCAAAACAATCTAAGTATGCAATTCCTTCGCGTGCAATTGGTATGCGAATTCGTGATTTGTTTTATAGAGATTTAGCTGGGCAGCTAGTTCAAATGTCAAGGATCAATCCGGATGATAGATCTTTCTTTGAAGTAAATTCAAATACTACTCCAATTCCTATTCATTATTACGTTCAAAACAATCAAATTGTTATTACTCCTGCAGTTACTCAAAACTCGACCGGTAATTTAGTATTTACATACTACATGCGTCCAAACTCTTTAGTGACGGATGATCAAGCTGCTATTTGTGAAAAATTCTCTAAAGATATTACAGTATCTAATTTGACCTTAGTTGCTGGGAATGTTTTAATAATAGACGGACATACTTTAACCGCGGGCACTGATTTTGCAATTGGAACAAGTGATGCCGCTACAGCTTCTAATTTATCTAATGCAATTTCTTTATTAGATCCATTGCAATTTTCAACTAGTAATACATCAAACATTATTACTGTTTTTTATAAAACTAGATCATTGTATGTCGCTTCCAATAACTCTGCTGCGCTAAAAGTACAGTCAACAATTACTATACATATTCCTAGTACTGATACTATTCCAAGCTCTATCTTACCGGGAACAATGGTAGACATCTTGCAAGCCGAGGGTGGGCATTCTACTCTTAATTTTGATGTTTTATTACAAGCAGATGCAATTAGTGCATCTTCTCTAACATTTAAAGAAACTGATATTCCTTATGACTTTGTAGTTGGTGATTATATTTGTTCTCAATATCAATGTATCATTCCTCAAGTTCCAACCGATTTACATAACTTATTAGCAGAAAGAACTTGTGCTAGAATTCTTGAATCTCTTGGAGATAAAGAAGGGTTACAAGCTGCAAATCTTAAAATTAATGAATTAGAACAGCGTCAATCTACTATTCTTGATAGTCGAGTCGAAGGTTCCCCTCTTAAAATATTAAATAGAACAGGGTTATTAAGATCATCAAGAATTCGTTTTGGTAGACGCGGTTAATATAAAGGATCTAAATGTCCAGCTCTGTCATATTAAAAGCAGCGGGGTTACAAACTTCCCCAAATGAATTAGATAGACCAGATGGTGCCTTGATTGAGGCATCTAACGTTATTATTAAACGCGATGGTATCATTGAGCAGCGCAGAGGATTCTCTTTATATGGATCAGAACTTCCAGATGACAATACAACTGTAAAACAATTAACTACATATCGTAATAGAATTCTTAGACATTTTTCAACTACTTTACAATTTGATTCAGATAGTGCCGGTAACTTTCAATCTTTTGATGGAAGTTTTACTGAGACTATAGCAGGACTTCGTATGAAGTTTATTGAGTCTAATGGTAATTTATATTTTACAACAGATGAAGGGATTAAGAAGATATCTGCTAGAAATGCAGATGATTTTACAACTAGTCCAGACTTTGTTGTATCGGCTGGGGCCATTAAAGCTGTAGATTTAACAGGTAAAACTATATATGCCCCAAACCTTCAAGGAGGATGGTTTCCTCAAGATTCAGCAGTTGCCTATAGAGTTCTGTGGGCATACAATGATTTAAATGCTAACTTGATTCAAGGTGCTCCATCTCAACGGTTAGTAGTATCTAACCCTATGATTAATTTTCTAATTAGAGACTATACTAGGATACTATCAAACCTAGACACATTTGACAATACAGGAACTACTGCTAGAATTAATGATAGAAATTATATACAAATTCTAGGATTAACATTAAATGCTACTGCAAATGAACTATATACAAATCTACTACAGTTAACTACTAAATTAGATAATGATATTTTATATGCAAACCAAGCTCCTAGCACTCCCTCGGCTCCTCTTCAAATTGTATCAGCTTCTGTTGAATCTGGGATTGGTACAGTAAGTGCTACAGGTCCAGCTTCTGGTTATCTAAGTCCCGGTTCTAAGATTTATTTAGAAGGATTCACATTAGCTACTCGACAAGAAATTCAAACAGTTAAATTTGATGTCACTCCAACTTCTGGAAAATTTAGATTAAAATATAGTACCGTTGAAACTGCTGATATATATTTTGACGACTCTTTAAATGTTTCAAATGAAAAAATTACATTTAGTGTTACTCCAACTGGAGGAACATTCACCTTAACATATTCTGGAAACACAACTACGGCATTGGCATCTGGCGCTACGCCGGCAACAATCCAAACTGCTCTAAGATTATTAGCCGGTTTATCGGATGTTGTTGTTACAGGAGCTGTAAATTCGGCTACTGGATTAACTTTAATAAAACCGACAGGAATTCCATCTTTGATTACTGCGACAAGTAGTCTTACTGCTACACCCACCGCGCCAGTAATAACTACCGTTCTTTCTGCCGGTATTCAACAGAAATTAAGAGCTGTTGCAGGATTGGAAAATGTTACTGTAACTGGGGCTATTAATTCTGGAACAGGATTAACTTTAACTTTTCCTGCAATTGATGGAGATTTAAGTCAAGTAATTGAAGGGTCTGGAAATACTTTGTCTCCGGCTTCAACAATTACAACTGCAACTACTTCAACTGGTATTAAAACTGCATCCGGTGATATTAATAAAGGACAAGTTGTAGTTACTGCACAGGAAATTCAAAAATTAACTCTTGCCCCGGCTGCAGCTAGTGGATCTTTTACTATTTCATTTAATGGATATATTTCTGATCCAATAAACTATAACTCAAGTAGTTCTAGTGTTGAAACAATAATTAAACAAGTAAAAGGTCTTCAAGACACCTCTATAACTACAGTGGGCGGCGGAACTAACATTTCCCAAATTTCAATTAATTTTGGTACAAATAGTTCTAAAAGTTCAGTTATTTCAATAGCAACTAATTCCACTCCAAGTGTACCTACTATATCAGTTAATTCCACTATTACATTTAATACAACTGCAGTGGGGGCAGTAACTCTTACTTCTCCAAAAATTACATCAAATGAATATAGAAGTTTAACTCAACCAACAAGCCCCAGTATCCCTGCCACGAATGATCAATTAGTTAATATGCAAGTATATTTAGAAGATATATTAACTAGGTTATCTGCTGAAAATAGTAGAGTTATATCATCAGATCAAAAAGTCACTTTTAGTGCGAATCCAACTGGAGGATTTTTCGTTCTAAAGTATGGAAAATTTAATTCTTACAATCTTAATTGGGACGATACTGCGGATCAGATTCAAGTTAAACTTAGAGCTAGTCTTACAGGGGTAGATAATATTGTTGTAACTGGCGTTGTGGACTCAATTACAGGGTTAACTTTAAGTAGTGTAGATGGACTATCTAGTGAATTCACAGTTGATGCTAGTAGTCTAGATACCAGCATAACTGCTGCAGTATCTATATCTAATATATTATCATTTGATAATATTGCAATTACAACAACTGCAACTACTGAATTAACTATTACTATACCACAGGGTATTAATTCTAACTATTTTTTTCAGATATATAGAACTTCAGTTGCTCAAGCTACTGGAGTGGCTACATTCGATGATCTTGTTCCAAATGAAGAATATCAGCTTGTATATGAAGCATACCCAACTGAATCAGAAATGACATTATCTAGCATAACTGTTGAAGATGTTACTCCGGATGCTTTTAGAGGAGCAAATCTTTATACCAACTCCGCTACAGGGGAAGGAATTCTACAGGCTAATGAGACCCCTCCTTTTGCTAAAGATATAAATAGGTATCGTAATTCTATTTTCTATGCCAATACCAGAACTAGGCAACAACTTTTGATAAGTTTGCTTGGTGTTACTAATATGGTTAATTCGTTTGATATTAATAATCCTCCTAAATTGACAATATCGGATGGTATAAAATCAAATACATACCAATTTGTAACTGGTCAAACTGAAGTCACTGATGTTACGGTAACTACTATTGTAGTAAACTCTAAATATTTTTTAATTAGCTCAACTACGACAGATTATTATGTTTGGTTTAGCGTTGACGGTAATGGAGTTGATCCAAAAGATGCTAACCCATTAACATTATCAACCAGAACGGGGATTAGAGTTAACATATCATCAACTGAAGATACTGATACAGATAAGGTTGCTCAAAAAATTAAGAACGTATTATCTAGTTATTTAAGTGATTTTATTCCTACGGTTGATGGTAGTATTGTTACTATTCAAAACTATTCATTTGGTGTAGCTACTGATTCCGATCCGGGCGACACTGGCTTCAGTATTAATAAAGTTCAAGATGGTAGATCAGAAGATGAATCAACTTTAAGCGTTCTTCTTTCTACAGTAGTATCCCCGGCTAGAGCAGTTGATGAAACCGCTAAGTCGCTAGTTAGAATCATAAATAAAAATGTAAATGAAAAAGTATATGCTTATTATGTATCTTCTGCATATGATGTTCCGGGTAAGATATATTTACAAGCTAGAACATTAGAGCAATCTGCAGCATTCTATATTTTAGGTAATAGTTCCATTATTGGACAATCATTTAATCCTGATATTAGCCCGACGTCAGATAGTACAATTACTAGTATTACAATTGGGATAGATCCATTAACATCTGTAATAGTAACTAGCTCTCCTCATGGAATGTTAACTGGAGATCAGGTTATGATCACCGGGACTAATGAGGTATCTGATATTGACGGTCTTTACGCAATTACTAGAATTGACTCTACTAGTTTTTCAATACTAAAAGCAGCTAGTGCTAATAGTGCAACTGGTCAATTTATTAAAGCGTCCTCTGCTGTGTATTCAGAAAATGAACAACGTGCTAATCGTATATATTATTCCAAATTTCAACAACCAGAAGCAGTTCCTTCGGTAAATTACTTTGACGTTGGAGCACAAGATAAATCTGTTTTAAGAATTTTACCCCTGCGTAATTCTTTATTTGTATTTAAAGAAGATGGTCTATATCGTATTTCTGGGGAAAGTGCTCCTTTTCAGCTTGAACTATTTGATGTTTCTTTTAACGTATTAGCGGCTGATAGTGTCGTTGTTTGTAATAACGTTATATATGCTTGGACTACTCAAGGAATTCAAAGTTTAACTGAGGGTGGAGCATCTATTATTTCTAGATCAATTGATAATATCATATTAAAAACCCAGTCGTCCAATTTCACAAGTTTTAAAACTGCTACATGGGGAGTTGGGTATGAATCAGACAATTCGTATTTGGTTTATACAGTATCTCAACAAGAAGATGAAGTTGCTACTATTGCATATAGATTTTCAACTTTAACCAATACATGGACTACATACAAATTAAGCCATGTTGCAGGAATTGTTAATTCAGCTAACGATAAATTATATTTAGCCGCATCTGATGTTGCATTTATTGAACAAGAAAGAAAAACATTTAGTAGACTAGATTATACAGATCGAGAAGTTGATTCTTTTGTGTCTTCAAATAAGATATCAAAAAATTCCATGAAGTTGTCTTCAATTACTGGATTATCAATTGGAGATGTCATAACTCAAGATCAAACAATAACAACTACCAATTTTAATATTTTATTAGAAAAATTAGATTTAGATAGTGGAGTTGCTGATAATGATTATTTATCTACATTAAAATTGATTCAAGGAATTAGTCCGAGAGATCAGCTAGTGAAATTGGCTATTAAGTTAGATTCGGATACGGCAGTAATTCCAGAAACCGGAATGATTTATGGGGTAAATTATACTCAATTCCAAAGTAATATTGAAAGCAAAAATGGCACTATCATTGAGGCATCTGCGGCTACTTCTACAATTATAACAACTCCAACCCCACACGGTCTATTAGATGGAAGAGTTATTACAATAAACTCAACTAACACGATTCCTGTTATAGATGGTATATATCCAATTACTTTAATAAATAGTACTTCTTTTTCTATACCAGCCAAAGTTACTCTTGCTGGTACTAGTGCTAATTGGAATACAGTTGATTCAAACTTTGATGATTTAAAAATATGTCACAATTTTATTGTATCAATTCTTAATGCTGATATTGGTACATCATTTAATAATTATCGACCTATTACAAATAATACATTAATGGAGTCAATTATTGCTTCAATTAATGTAGTTACAAAAAAATTAACATTAAACCTAGATTTAGACTACTTAATTGGAGATGTTAAGATTTATAAAGCATTTGAATCGTCATTTGCTTACTCTCCGATTACATTTGGCGATCCTTTGATGCTTAAACACGTTAGGGAGGCTACCCTGATGTTTGAAACCAGAACCTTAACGAATGGTACCATTTCTTTTGGAACCGATTTATTGCCTGAAATGATCGATGTTACGTTTAGTTTAGACGGTAACGGAATTTTTGGGCATGTTGATGGGTTTGGAGATGGATTTTTTGGCGGTTTGTCAAGTTCTGCTCCTTTTAGGACATATATACCTAGACAATGTCAACGATGTAGATATATAATTATAAGATTCTCACATAATGTAGCCAGAGAAGACTACAGAGTTAATGGTTGTACTGTAACTGGTGAAATAGGTCAATCTAGTAGGGCATATAGGTAATATATGAGTAAATTAGCCACATATAAAAGATTAACTACTGCAGACTTTGAAGAAGATCAGCAGAAATTTGTTGAACAATTATCATTTCCTGTTAACGATGGATTTAGTGAGCTGTATTTTGCCATGAACGGTAGAGTCGATCTTAGAAATAATTTATTTTGTACTGTTAAGGACATTGATATAACCGTAAAGGCTGACGGTTCTCCCGTAAACTCTACTAGTTTTTCTTTAGATAGAGATGGTAAAATCCTAGGATGTCAAGTTCTTTACGCTTCAAATCAAACAAATACAGCAATTTATCCTACTAGTCAACCATTTGTTAGCTTTACTCAGAATGGTAAAACTGTAACAATTAATAATATCAGTGGGTTACAAGCTTCAAACCGTTACGTTATAAGAATTGTCGCATACTTAGATTAACAACTATATAAGTACATGGAGATATAGATGGCCGTTTTAGACAATAAAAAACCTCAACCAACCTCAGTTAGTCCTGTTAAGCCGCAAAGAAAGGGAACCGGATTTACTAACTTAGCTCGTGTGATGCAAGCAAGTCAGGGATCTAAATTAGGACAAACGATTGCTGGTGGGCTTACTGGTCAAGCTCAACAAGTTCAGTCTGGTATCAAGACTGCTCAAGAAGAATTTCAAAAAGAATCAGAGAAAAATAGAGTTGATACAGAAGAAAATAGAGCTAAGGCTGCGGCAGCTATTAATGTAGCTGGTACAACTGGGGTTGTTAATCCAGAAGATTTGAATTTATTCAAAACAATTAGAGCTGCTGAGTATAAAGGTCCTACTGAATTAGCTAATCAACAACAATTACAAGCACAGGCTCAACAAGCTCAAACATTAGGATCATTAGCTTCTGGAGTTGGTCAACGATCTGGAACTGATCAAGGTGGAAGACAGGAATTATTACGTCGTTTTGCTGGAGGAGCAGATTATACATCTGGTCAACGTAAATTAGATGAATCTATTCTATCTAAAGATAAAGAAGCTAACTTGGCGTCTGCAGCTAGACAGACAAGAGGCGTTGCGGAAGAAGCCCAGCGTGCTGCAGTAGGAGCACAGGCTAAAGGTCAAGAATATGGCAATCTTGCTAAAATTTTTGCAGCAGAAACCAAGACAAAGATAGGGGAAGCGCAAAGTCCAGTAACTGAGTCTGTAAATAAAAAAGTAAAGCAAGCTGTTGATGCTCAGGCATTCTTTAAACGGTTGAAAGACGATACTGCATTAAGTGGTTATGAAAAATTAACCAGCCAACAAAAAGAAGATAAGTTAAAACAATCAATAGACGATGCGGTTGCTAGTGGTTATATATCAAAAGATGTTGCAAATAAAATAACAGGCGAAACTGGGTTAAGTTCATTTAGACAAAATTTAAAAAATGATTCCGCAAGTAGATCTGCCTTTATTAATACCAATCAAGCACTAAGAAACCTTTTTGAAAATAAGGCAGCTGGTTTTACTTCAGCGGAAAATAAATACCTTAATGATTTAAATAATTTAGATATATATTCTCCTGCAATTAATGCTCTATCTCAAGATGTTAATATAAATAGACAAAGTTTAGCTTCGGAATTAGAGGCAAACCAATTAAATGCACTAAACTTACTAGGTAATAATGATCAAGAATTTTTACAAAATAGACAAACTTATAAAGGAGTAGATTTTGATCCTTCTTCTTTTTTAAGAGATCAGTACCTGTTAGATTTAAAAAATTCTCAAGAACTTGAAAGTGCTGCAGCATATGCCAAGGGTAGTGCTGAAAGGACTGCGTCTGATGTATATTACAAGCGTCCGAATATTGCTAGAGGATTTGTTAGAGATGACTCCATTGTTACCGATAAGCCGTTTAAGTTTAGATATGATCCTACGTCCGGGGTACAACTCGATAGTCAATTTATGGATGTCATAAATAGAAGACAGTCAATTCAGGATAAAATTGCAGCAATAGACGCTGAGATTGCAGCAAAAAAAGACGCTGAAATTAAAAATAAAGTATAAATAATGAATAAACAAGATTTATTTGAGTTATATTTAACCGATCCCCAGCTTATTAATAAATGGCATATTCGAGCTGGTGAAGGAATTGAAACATGCGTAAGCGATACATGGGATATAATTAAAGATCATGAACTATACTTATATGACTTTGGGTATTTCAGTATTGATCGTGATGGCGACATAGTGCCTAGATTAGGTGGGTTTTTTATTAAACCCGAATATAGAAACGATGAAAATAAACAACTACTGTATATGGAGATTTGTTCCAAAATGCCGGGAGTTTTTTTGAGTGGATTACATAATAAGAATACTAGGGGAATTAAATTTTTATCTAAATTACCCGGTTCTGAAATAGTAACAATTACAGACAATTATACATATTTTTGTTTTAGACAGGAGAAGAAATAATGCCAATGATGTATGCCGCAGCGGGAGCTGGTGCTTCTATATTAGGTGGGGTCGTTGGTAACATAATGTCTTCTGGTGACAGAGCAGAACAACGTAAACGTATGAAGATGGCATTAGAGGAGCTTAAAAAAGTAGGAATGCCACCTGATCTATCTGCCCCATTAATTCTTAAGGAGCTTCAGCGTCAAGGAGCATATACTCCAGAGCTTGAAAAAGATCTAAGTGATTCATTTGCTGAACTTAAATTAGTTACAGAAGATCAAACTCTTAAGGATGCTCAGCGTCAAGCTCTCTCCATGATGCAAAATCGAGGCCAAGTTGGACTATCTTCTGAAGATAGAGCCGCTTTGTCTCAAGTCAGAAATCAATTAGAAAGAGATTCACAAGCTAAGTCTCAACAAATAATGCAACAATTTATGGCTCGTGGACAAGGCGGTGGAGGAGCAGAGCTTCAATCGTTGCTCCAGTCTGGTCAATCTACGGCAGAACAGGCATCTCAAGCATCTATGTCACTTATGAGCCAAGCTCAACAACGTGCATTGGAAGCAGTTAGACAATCTGCAGATATTGCTTCTAATATGAGGTCTCAAGACTACAATGTTAATTCAACCAATACTGCTCAGCAAAATGAAAGAAACCGATTTTTGGCAGAGAATTCAATTACTAGGCAACGTGCAAATGTTGGAACGTTAAATCAAGCACAACAACTTAATTTAGCAGAACAACAAAGAATTTCTGATTATAATAAACAATTAGCAAATACTGAGCAAGCAAGACAACGTACTGAGAAAGGTAGTTTTTGGGATCGTAATTTAAATTATGGAAACGCGATGGCTTCGGCTCAAATGGGACAAGCTGCTCAAGCTGGACAGCAAGCTGCTAATACTGCAAATATGTATGCTAATATCGGAGGAGCCGTGGGCGGAGGAATAACTGCTTATGGTCAATCTAGACAAATGCAAGGATTAACTGATGCTATTAATAGCAATGGATCTCCTTATAGTCAAAAATATACTGATTTATTTAATAAAAAGGGAATGGCATAAATATGAGTAATAAATACCGGTCTCCTGAAGAAATTAAAAAAGCATTACAAAAAATGCTTGATCGTCCAGAAAGTTTTGATCCTGCTTCAATTGTAGGAGAAGAAGACGATTCTAGTAACTATAGCGTAGAGAATCCCGAAAAGCCTTACTCAGTTCCAGCTCAAATTAAAGCTGGAGTTAAGAAAGTAACTGAAAATAAAATGGATACTCCTGAAGTTGAACAGGAGACTGATGATTCAGGTGAAATGAAAGTTCAAGAGCCTAGCGAACTATATCAGGCAGATCCAGAGATTACTAGAATGATGAGAAAGCTTAAAGCTGGAGAATCATTACAAGATGAGTCTCAGTCAGAGGTTGAAGATACTATACAAGATCCATCTTCTGATTCTGAAACTAGAAAAGCTGCCCTTGCCAAGATTAAACAAAAATACTTGGGCAGATAATTTAATTTTAAATAGGTGATATATGGCTAATTTAATTAAGCAGCTAATGCAAAATACCGGAAAATCTGCTGATGAAGTATTTGATTTTATTAAAAAAATGAGTAGTGGCGGTAGAGAGCTTGATTTAGGCGATATTAAATCCCCCAGTATTAAAAAGGGAAGACCTAGCAAACCTATTGCTATTAATCCCAATGAAATAGATGTTGGTAAAATTAAAACAGATTTAGAACTTGGTGATATACCTTCTTCTAATATGTCTTTAAATGAATTAGACCTAGGTGCAATTGACCCTCTTACTTTAAAGAGGGGTCGTCCAAGTAAACCAATGATTGGTGTAAATGAAAAAGATCTTGGTTCAGTTAAGAGTAATCTAGATATTGGTGATGCTCAATCTTCTCCAGTTGCGTTGAATGAACTTGATATGCCTGAGATTAGTCAAGTTCCTTCTGTATCTAATCAAGTTCCTGCTATATCTGGAGGTACTAGTCTTGCTGGAGGAGGAAGGGTTCCTACGGTTATAGGGGAGGCGATTGATGATGTAGGTGGACCACTAGCTAAACGATCTTCTACTATGCCAACAGAAGTAGGTCCTCAAGTTCTAGGGAAAGGTCGTAAGTATACTGATGAAGCTGGTAATATTGTAGATGCTGAAATTGTTGAGAAGACATTAGATGGTATAAAAAAAATGCCTGAAGGTCCATTAAAATCACAAGCTTTAAAAAAATACGCTAAATGGGCGGCTATTGCCGCAGCTGGTGCAGGAGTTGCTATGTATGATGGGGATAATCAACCATCTACTAATGCAATGTCTAAACTTGATGCTGCTATTACTAAAAGCAATGGTCCTGTCTCTAGTAAATCTCCTAATTATAATGATTTAGTTCAGGAAGAAGCTAATAACCAACCTTCTACTAAGTCATTAGAATCTCAACAACAAAATAAACCCATTTCAACAGTTAATCAATTATTGGAAGATGCTGAGGGTGATACTCAAGCAAAAGATAACCGTTTAAATTATATGGAGCTAATGCAAAATGCTCAACAATCTGCTAATCAAAATCAATTAGGTGCTGCATTATTAAAAGCTGGTATGCAAGCTGGAGCTGCTATTGCAGGACCGGGAGCAAAGGCTGATTATTCCCTTGCTGACAGTCTAGCTGCTTCTGCTGATAAACCAGTATCTAATGTTAAAGGACTGATGGAGACGGATGTTTCATCTAAGAAATTACAACAAATTCAAGATGAGATGAATGATGAAGCCAAAATGCGCGATCCTAATTCAGAAATTTCTAAATTTTATAGAGATCAGTATGGATCGTTTTTTCCGGGAATTAATTCCTCTACTACAGCATTTGCTATGAATAAAGTGGCCCCCGGATTAATTCAATTACATAATACTAGAGAAGCTGCTGCTTCTAGAAAAGAAGCTACTGCTGCTAGAAAAGAACAAGCAATTGCAGCAATAAATGCTACAAAAGATGCTAGAGAAGATACCAAGCTTGCCAAGGCAGAAGAAAAAGATTTAGCCAGATTGGATAAAAGAAAACTCATTACAGAAGAAGTCGAGTCTTTCCGTAGAACAATCGCGTCAAATGTTGAAAGAGCCAAAAATATTATTAAAGAATCCGGAACATTTGAGTTAACTGGTGATGCAAGCGAAGAATTAGATGCAATTATGGATGAAATTTCTTCTGATATGGCAAAATTAAAAGATCCTGACTCTGCAGCAAGAGAAGGGGAAGTTAGATTGGTTAGAAAAACTTTACTCCCTAGTTCAACTATTGGTAAGTTAGGTATGAGAAACAATACAGCTCTTAGTTTATTGAAAAAATTTGAAGGAAGGGTTCAGGAGAGAGCAGATGAAGCCTATCGCGTAAGGGGAGTAGAGCTTCCTAAAGCCTCGCAAACAAACAAATTAACAACTTCTTCTGATACAAGAACTTTTAAATCTTCTTATGCTCCTGGTTCGGTAGTAACTACTACATCAGGTTCATATAAAATTGGCGAAGATGGTAAGACTGGGATGAAATTGAATGAGTAATGAAATTGACGATGATATTATCGATGTTCAAGCTCCAGAAAAAGAAACCGATGTTTTACAAGTTTCTGGTCCATCTAATACGTTTAGTAGAATATTCAAACCTACATTAGAAACCGCTAGAGACTTCTCTGTTGGGGCTGCCAAGGGCTTAACTGCTGGGTCAATGGATGAGATAGGCGGAGGAGTTTCTGCGGCTCTTGAATCATTATTAGGGTATATCCCGGGCACTTCAGCTTATCAAACTCGCGAAGTAGATGAAAAATTAAAAGCTCAAGGCTTTAATGTACCAGAAGAAGATATTTGGGATAAATATAGAGGCTATCAACAAGCTTCTGAACAAGCTCAAAAAGAATCAGAAGAACGATCTCCTTATGCTAATTTAGCCGGTCAAATTGCTGGCAGTGCGACCGGAGGAGCTTTGCTTGGTCCAGCTTTAGGGCTAGGAACAGGCGCAGCAAAAGTTAAGTCTATTTCTGATATAGCTAAAGATTCTGGCAAGGCAAAAGCTGCATTAGAGTTACTAACTAGAGGGGCTACTAGTTATGCTAAGGCTACTCCATTAATGGCAGCAGAAGCTGCTTTTACTTCTGAAAATCAACTGTTTGGAGAAGATGCTAATAGATCTGGACTTGCTTCTGACGTTGGAACAAGTTTAGCGTTTGGACTTCCTGCAATGCTGGGAATACAAGCCACTTCAGAGCTTGCTGGGCCTGCAATAAAGGCAGTTGGGAAAAAACTAGGGGCACCAATCGAGTCAGCTCAGCAAAAAGTAATGACTGCACTACAGGATGAGAATAATCCTCGCCTTCGTCAAATGTATAAATCATATAAAGTATACGGAAAAGAGTTAGGAATAAATCCTAGATCACATGGGGCAGAAATTGGACCCGGTGGTTTTGCTCAAAATGATATAATTGCAACTAATACTGTTCTTGACAAGCTAGAAGGCATAGATACTAAGCTGGGTCAAGAAGTTGGAGATAGTCTAAAAAAAGCAACGGAAAGGGGAGCTTTGATTGATATCGATCCTAATATATCAGCCGCTGCAAAAAGAATTAACGATCTTGTTAGTATCTTCCCAGAGTTGGGGTCTTCAAATCGCAGTGAACGTGCTTACGATAAGATCATGAATGGAATGAGTAAACTAACTCCGGTTGAGCTTAAAAACTTAATTGACGATATTGATTCTAGTATTGGAATATTTAAATCAGCTACAAATCTTGATCCTAAAGATGCTTCAACATTAAAAGAACTATTAACATTTAGATCTAGTATTTCTGATTCTCTTAAAAAGAATGTTGTTGAGTATAGGGATACCGCTAGTCGATTTGAAGGATTTAGAAATGTTCTTGAACAAGTTATTTCTAGAGATACTCCTTCTGAAGTTACTCAAAAATTCTATGGTAAATTAAAAAATAAAGAAAATGACTTATATCGCAGTATTGTTGATATGGTTCAAAATGTACAAAATCCCAGTGCTTCTTCTGGAAAATCAAAAACATCATTTAGTAACTTCATGAAATCTTTAGATGAATTTAAATCAGCTAATCCAGAAAAGGCTAATGAACTCATTGATATACCCGCGTTGCGTAGTTTTATACTAGATGCCTCGGATGATTCGGTGTTAAGAGACGCTTCTAAAAACGTCATGCAAAGTCGAGGCGTTATGCCTGATTTAAAAGAAATGGTTATTGGTAAAGCTCAAACTACTGGAACCTATTTAGCCGGTAAAACTGTTAAAAAAATAGAAGGATTTGCTCAAAAACCGATAATTAAAGGAACTAGTGATTTTGCTAGAAGAATATATAATGCTCCGGCTCAGTCACTTACTAATATTGCGTCTAAATTAGAGACAACTGGAAAATTTAAAAGTTTAGGTAAGGCACTTAGAGAATCTGTAGAGTCAGGAAATACATATAAAAAGAATGCAGCATTGTTTACAATTATGCAAACTCCAAATGCTAGAATTTTAATTAATGATAATGATTTGGAAAGTACTGAATATGACACCGATACAACAAAAGAACCGTAGGGGATTACGTATGAAAGATTATATAATGGGGCTTGTAGTCTCTACCGTTGCAGTATTAGCTCCTATTCAGGCTGTACTAATTGTAACAGGAATCTTAATATTTGCAGATCTAATTACTGGCGTTATGGCTTCTAGAAAGAAAGGTCAACCAATTACATCCGCTGGACTTAGAAGAACAATAACAAAAATTGCAATTTACAATACTGCTATAGTAGTGGGGTTTTTAGCTGAAACGTATATGCTTGAAGGGTTTATTCCTATTTCTAAAATTGCTTCAGGTTTAATTGCTGTAGTAGAAATGGCTAGCTTGTATGAAAATTTAAATGTATTGAATGGCTCAAATATTTTTAATGCTCTGATTGAACGATTAGGTTCAATTAATGACAAATCTAAGGATCAATAATGAACCCGAATTTAATTAGACTGTTGGCATTATTAGCACAGGGCGGAATGGTCGCCGGTGGAGTAGGAATGCTAGCCGATAAAGATAAAAATAAACTAGATAAGAAACACGATAGTTATCAAGATTATTTACAAGATGAAGAAATTCCAATTG